ATTTGTTTTCCGAAAGTAAGCCTAGCAACACCTCCAGATACAATCAAATTTGCTTGAGGAAATGCTTTCTTCATTTTAATGGCCGTAAATTCATCAAACGTACACTCTCCAGATGCTTCGTGACCAACGTAGAAGTCATTTACGACCATCTTTCCTAATTGATCAGTATGAACAGGAGTCGTTAATTCTTTGACATCTATTTTTACTGCTGAGATTAGTCCAACATCTACTCCGCCAACATAAAGCGCAGCTGATGAAACGAATATGCTTCCAGGTAATCCACTAATCGTAGGTTTTGACATAATAACTCCTTTAAGTTAAAAAATTCTCGTAATGTAAAATATCTAAATCTAGTACAGTATCTATTCTATATTTCTTTCCGTAATCTTTAAGCTTGCTCGCAATCGGTTGTGTGTATCCAAGTCTCTTTGGAATTGTCTTAATTTTAAGTCTTGTCGTAGTGTCGACAAGATCTATAAAATTTAAACATCCGTAAATTACTCGACCATATCTCCAAGATTTTCGTGTTAAGTTACTGGCTCCAATATCTTCACATGAAACTACAACTATGCATTTGTCGACAGAGTCTAAATAATTAGGATCTTTTGAGTATTGAAAAGCATGTTCTTGAAATAAAACAAATACAGCAGGAGGTCTTAATGTTTCATATTTATCTGACAAGTAAATAGAATCATTATCAAGAGGCTCTAAAGAAATTCCATCACTATTTTGATTATCAACATCAGCAACTAAAGAATTAAAATTTGATTTAATTTGATCAATGATTAAATTGACAGTTGCTTCTGTTAAAAGAGGATTTTTTTGCAATGCCATTAAGCAATCCCCCCCTGTGCGCTTTGCAAACGATATGCCTCTAATAAATATTTTCTAATTTCTAAATTGATTCGCTGTGTTTGATTTCTTCTGAAGCCCATAAATGGACGCTTTGGAACATTCTTATCAGAATCACCAAATTGATGAGTGCGCGCGTATGGCAATGCTGTGCCATACACAAACTTAGTATTAGTCATCATGTCTACAGTGAAAGAATTTCCATAAACCAAAGACTCAAAAAGATTTCCAGATCTAAGCAAAATAGTTAAATCAGGAGAGAAATACTTATCTTTATATTTCTTATACAGAGGACTTAAATCATCCCATGCGTTATCGTCTGGACTAATCTCATTTTTAAAAGCGTAGCTTAAGCTGCCGCGAATTGACCAATCTGTAGATTCATCGCCTTTTATTTTTTGAAAAACAGGTTGTAAGTTTTGCGTTAGATCAAGCATTGCTTTAAATTTCTGTAAAACTTTGTCTGCACCTTTAACTTTAATCATCTAAATGCCCCGTACTTTCTTAGCTTAACGGTTTTAACACCGAATGCAGGAGCATTTCTTTTGCCTAATCTTTTATAGAAATCATCTCTATGAAAAACTGCCTCATCCCAAAAAGATTTTGCTTGTGCATTTAATGCAGTAATCATAGATGAAAAATTAGAATCAGAGTTGTTATCTTGCTCTAATAGAAATTCTTCACTATGACGACGATTTATCATGAATTGAATTAAAGACTTAATAGCCATATTAGAAGCAAAAAACAAGGCTGCTTGTTTAAGTCCTGGCTGAATTGATAAATATGCATTGTCAGGAATTAACGAAGTAAATTGTCCAGTAGACTCAGCACCTTTATTTAAAAAGTTTTGTAGTTCCTCGTCTAACCAGAATCTCCAATAATAAGAAGCATTTACTTTTGAATTTATGTCGGGAGCATTCGCTAAAGTGATTTGACCTTTTATTTCATCATCAACATTTGCCTGAACTTCGACTCCATTAACAAACGCTTGAAATGTATTAGTCATTATTCTTTTATCATAAGTAAAAAATAAAGTGTTGACGCCATCAACTGCGCCTAAAATTCTTTTATTAGTGGCCTTCTTGTGAAACTCAGTATCACCAAGAAGCTGTCTTAATTCTGTGATGGCCGTTGAATAACTCAAGATAACCCTTTCGCTAGAGAGATTAGATCAGTTGCGCTTTCAATATTGACGTAATTGATTCCGTTCTTTTTTAACAAATCTTTTTTGATTTTAAGAAACATCGGATTAACTTTTCCGAAATCAATTGCGAGCTTTATTTCATGATAAAATCTGTCTACATCGAGAGGATGTTTTAATTCTCCGTATTCATAAACGAGCCATTGCCAGCGCATTTTGTGAAAATAAGACTCACAGCCGAGATGCTCTGTTAAAGAATCCATCTTGCTTCTGCGAAATGTCTCAGACTTATCTTCTGTGTCGTAATCTTTTTGTTTAATCATGCTTTTTTCAAAAGATAAAGATTTAGACATCAAACTTGAATTGTCTTGTTGTCTGGCTTTTTTCCAAGCTGATTTCATATTTATCTCCTCAAAAAAGCAGGGGCTGTTTTGCCCCTGCGAACCTTTTTTCTTACGTGGATGAAAACGAAGTATTAAGGTTAATGTTAAATTTTGGATCGATAAAATCTGCTTCCCAACGAGCCCTTGTTTTATATCGATATACCTCTTGTGAGAAGGCTGGTCCTGAGAGTGGGTTCTCTTGAACGACCTCTTGTGGGTCTCTGCGTTGAAACACGAAGCCTTTTCCAGCATCAATTAGCATTGCGCCGTAATCAGGAATGAAACGAGACGACACAACCGCTGCCAAATTCTTGATAGGGTTGATTGACATAACGCTTCCAACCTTACCAATATCAGCAGTTTGAGTTGAGCTAGATGAAGGATTCTGAACGCTTCCCATCAAAATTTCTGCGAAAAAAATATCTTGAGGAGAGACAGCCAAAAGTTTTGGCATCACCAGCATGGCACGACCAGACTGATCGGTCATCTTTTTAGCCAAAATCCATCCGGCTTGTACTTGAGTTTGAGAAATCCTTGCTGCTGTTGTTGCGTTGATTCCATAACCTCCGGCATGAATACCAGATGATGAGAATGGAGTTGTATATGTCAACGAAACTGGAAGTAATTCACCATCTAAAGATTGAGTACCGTTAAAAATTCTATTCCAAACGAAGGCTTCTTCATGAATGCGAGCGTTTTCTCCCATTTGACCGCTACGAGAAGCAATCTGCCCCGTCATGTCGTCGTCGAATAATTCTCTTTCGAACGCAACGAGCATGCCGTACTTGGAATTTACCAACTCTTTATCTACACCCTTGAAATTAGTTTCAGGAAAAGAGTCTCCGGCAAGAACCTTTTTAGGAAATCCAATTCTCTCTAAAGGCGCATAGAACTCTTGACGCTTATTCGATCCAACTTCACGAACAGCAGCAGTGTAAGTTACCTCAACCGCCTGGTAGATATCATTGAATTGATTCTGAACACCTGCACGAAGAAGTTGTCCAAAAGCTAATTCAGCTTGTGCCTCACGAAGTTTTGAAGCTGCTGCATAAGCACCTTCTCTGAATCTTTTTGCGCCACCAGGCATTGAAAGAACTTTTTTAAAGTCCTTAATTCCAAGTGATTCACAAAGATGCTTGATCTCTCGCTCAGTCGTTTCGATCTGATGAGACCTCATCACCTTTTCATTTGCTTCCATTAAATTTGTTTTTACGCCGTTACCGGCTTCAATAAATTTCATTTTTATTCTCCTAATTAAAATAGTTTAGAAACAATTGCGACACCAATTCGTAAACCAGATGCTCCTGTTACAGAGCTAACACCGTCTGGAAGCACGATGCGTCCAACTTTGTTGCTTCCTGCAACTGTCGTAATGGTTTGAGCATCTGCACCGATGTATACGTTGATTCCTGGTGTGTAAGTTTCAGCAGCAGTCGTTTGAAGACTTGCAACCATATTCCAACCAACCATAATGCTTTTTGGTGTTAAATTACTTGAGTTATCTAAGCTAGAAGAAACAGTTGTTGGCTGTAATGCCACACCGAGTGCGCTTGCAGCGTTTCCATCAGTATCTAGAGCGTGAAGCAATCCATCCGTTAGATAAACTAAGTCACCTTGATTGATTGGCGCTGTTGAATTGTTACAAGGCATATGCAATTGATTGATGCCTTGACCGCCGATGAGTCCATATATTAGCGGGTTATTGTTTGATGTAGCCATTTAATACTCCTTTTAAATAAATAAGTTATCGTTTGATTCGCCTTTATCGCTTGGAGAAATTTCAGTGAAACCCATAGTGTTTTGACTATAAAAAGCAGACTCAATCGCTTTTGAGTGAACTTCTTTAGCTGTTTCTATGAATTTAATCATTTCTTCTTTTGACTTAACTTTACTTAAAAACAATTCGCGCATGTTTTTTGTCGCATATCTTGGTAGACCACTTTCTGCCAACATTTGCTCAACAAGCTCAACACGCTTCTTGCCTTCAAGTTCAATTTTAACTTTAGCAGATTCCTCATGATGCTTTTTTGCTTCATCTTCGGATTCTTGTTTACCTTTTTTTAGACCGTCGATCTCTTTTTTCATTTCATCCATTTGCTTCATCATTTTTTTAATAAGTTTTTTATCTTGTGCAGCGTCTGGATGATCAGCATCAGCATCATCGTCTCCGGCTTCTTTTTTCTTTTTAGCTGCGGCTCCATTATCATCATCGTCTGCATCATCATCTTCTGATTCTTTTTTCTTGCCTTCATCTTCAGACTCATCTTCATCTTCATGTTTTTTCTTTGCGGCTTTTGCTTTTTTTGATTTTTCTTCAGACTCTGTTTCGTCTTCATCTTCAGATTCTTTCTTTTTTGCTTCGTCTTCTTTTTTAGCCTCGTCTTCATGTTTTTTCATAGCAATACTCATTGCGCGAGCTTCATATTCAGCCTCTGATTCATCTTCATATTTCTTTGTTTCTTTTTTAGCATTCAATAGAGCTTTAGCTAAACCCTCTGCTTTTTTTGAATGAGCGGCTTCTGCCTCTTTTTTCTTGGCCTCATCTTCGCCTTCATTTTGAAGTAAGTCTTTGACTGCTTCTTCCATGAGCTTTTTGTCGTTCTTTTCTGCACCGAGAAAAAACTTTTTCATTGATTCAAACATTTTAAGTCTCCTTTTTGTTTTTGATTCTTTTAGAAATCTACCGCGAGCACCTGCGCTTGTGACAATGTCAGCACTTGTGGCATCAGTAAATTTTTTGATTACGTTAATTTTTTGACCCTCTACTTGAGAGAGTTTTTCCATTTCAATATCTGATGGCTTAATTTCTTTAACGAATTCATCCCATTCCATGGGGTAACCTTCGCCGCCACCATTGATTGAAATACCTACGAAATGTTTGTCATCTTCAGGATATTTTTTCTTATATTCAATCGCATGCTCAATAAGACCAATCGCTTTATTCTCTGACATCATCGGTATAAAATTAGCGCGAAGCTCATAGAGACCGTGATCCCCCATTACTGCTTTACAGTCTTCATAATGACCGCACAATTCCCGAACATCTCTGCCAGGCTGTTCGTCTTCTTGAGTGGGCGTTGGATGATTGTAATAGGCTTGTTTACCTTCATAAATTGAAGGACCTGACTTAATAGCATCTCTTGTGTAATAGTTTTTATCTGTGAGATTTCCTAAGCCTTGACCGATTATTGTGACTGGATATTTAACTTTACCTGATGCATCTTTTTTAGATTCATAAATTCTACCGCTAACTTCTTTTAAAAGAGATTTACTCATGCGGTAAGACTCCTTAGAGCTTGTTGATTGCGTGATTTATATTTCTCTACAATCTCGATAATGATTTCATTTTTACCGTTAAACCCATTTTTACGAAGTGTTGGATTCGTAGAATATTGACTGATTTTTAAACCTTCAGATTCAAAGAACTTTGCTACTTCATTCTCTGAAGTAAATGAGTAGGCACCAAACTTCCAGATACGCTTTGCATCTTTTAATTCAGGATGTGATGAATTAGCAGATACTTCGAGCCAATTATGTGGATCATTAATATGATATGGGTTTACATGCTTCATCGAACGTCCTTGTTTTAAAAAGTTTCAAACCTTCGAAACTATTAAAATGCGCTATCTTGTTTTTTTATCTCTGGTCTATTAAGATCTCTATCATTACTCATATCCTGAGGATTACCTGCGTCAGGAGTCAAGTCGGGAATATTAAATAAATTATCGTTTCGAGAGTCCAGAGCAATATCTTTTTGCTCTGTGTCGTAATCATAGTTAGTGATTTTTAGTTCTTTAGATATCATCTCAGACATTCGTCTATGTGAAATTGCGCCCTCAGTTCTTGCAAAAGACAAGTCTTGAATCTTTTGAGATGAGTCTGCCTCCATAATTTCTGGGAAGTTAACTTCAAATTCTGTCTTTGGATCAAGCTTTGCATCGATTAAAACATCGATAACAATTTTACGAATTAAGAACTCCATCTTTAATTGTCGTTCGATCATTTTCTTAACGACTGGCTCTGTAGAGACAAGGGCACCGGCTTTGGTTCCGCCAGACGTGTGACTGGTCCCAAAATAAGTAAACGGTATCGATGTAGACATGGCAACATAGCTAAGAAGTTCATTTGATGTTTCATCTACACCTTTTGCTCCAAACTGTGGAGATAATGGAGATCTCTTAATCGCAGCATTATGAACATTCTCTGAACCTGGAGGAACATCAGCTATTGATTCAGTGCTGTTAATATATGCTTGAACATCTTCATCAGAACCCTCAATTGAAACATCCCAGATAAATGCAGCTTCATTCTTTGCTCGAATGAGCTTTGCTTGCATATAATCTTCATAATATTTGAAATATAAAAGAGGTGCTAACAAATCAGAACGACCGCGCTTTTCGTAAGCTGTCACATTTACTTTTGTGTGAAGCACAAGTTCTGGAGGCAACTGATTTATTATGTACTTAGATGTCGGCGCTTTCTTGTCTGTAAATATCTGATACTGAGTATTATATTGCTGGTGATAATATTTAATTCCAGTTTCATAAATATCTTCAGGATCTGTGACGATTTCCCAAACAGTTGAAGGATCAAATGATCTATGAATTATTCCTTTCGGTGTAGGAATACGCTTAAGCATATTCTCACCGAATTTTGTTAAGTCATCACACCAAAGTCTAGATTCTTCATAAATATTAGATCGTTCTTCGTATTTAGCCCATGCATCTTGGGCTTTTTGATCTTTGAAGCTTACATTAAAACCTCTACCCATAACGAAGTTACGAGTAGTGTCTACAATGAATTTACCTATACCTGAATAATTTGAATACCAAAAACATTTCGAGTGCATCTCCCAATAATCTGCAAGGTAAAGCTGTTTGTAAAATGGGGTTCCAATTAACGGCGTATATTCAGGTCTTGCGGGAAATGATGCTTGGCTTCCGCCGAAAGAAGTTCCCTCATCAGAAAATCCAAAACCACCGAAGAAGTCTTCACGACCTCTGATTGCTTTATTGTAATTTGCTTCTCGAAGCTTCATGAATATATCGTAAGCTTTTTGCCCACTTTTCAATAATTCTCGAAGTTCTGATGTATTATTGATTTTTCTCCATCGCCATTTTCCGTTATCAGTATTGATCTCAACAATTACTGACGGTCTGCTTGTATCAAGAGCTTCCTCTGTAGATGTCGCAACTTCGCTCATCCATTTATGAAGACGCCC